TCGTTGGAAGCGTAAACCGATGGCAACACAACGGAAGGTGGAACTGTGATAATCTTGTTATTGTATGTATCAAGGATTTTAATCCAAGGATAATATGAGGCTGCGTAATTAGTATCGTATTCAGCAGCGAAGGAAACAACTGCGTCAATTTGACCGCTAGTTGGGTTTCCATCATCTGAATACAAATCCATAATGAAGAAGCAATCTCCACGTTTCTCACACATATCAACTACCACGTTGGTAATGTATGGGTGGTGCTCGTGTAGAATACCCGGAACAACAATCAAGTTAATATCAAATTCGTCAGCATTACCAACCGCGGTAATACACTGATTGTAAGCAATAGAACCTGCTGATGATACATTTGTGCAATCCAATCCTTGAGTATTGCCTGGACTAATGTTTCCACCAACATTGATTGGAATTGATGGGCTTTGACCATCGAATCCACCCTGGAATCCTACCACGAACTTTCTCATTTTGATATAAGTTGGTTCGTTCACAGCATCCCAAGTTGTAGGAACTTTGTTAGTGCCGTCATCAAGGTATGAGCCTGTGCTTACACTATAAACTTGATAATCTTCATCCAAAGCAAACACAACATTTCTTCCGATGCTGTTATAGCTTCCACCAGCCGAATTGAATGTTGGAATTGGAGCAAAATACTGTTTATTGTCAGTAGATGCGCCCACACCGGTTGCGGATTGTGGATACAAACTGAACAATTCAGAATCAGCTCCCGTTGGAGCATCATCAAATGTGATACCGGATGGATACTTGCCAGGATTCAATCCATAGACAGAAGCCTTACTGTATTTCATTGTAGGAGTCCAATGACCCATAGCACCGTTTGTTGGTGTAATCAGGGCTTCAAATCCGTATGGAATTGCGCTTACCGGATAATTGTTTTGGGTCATTTCGACTCTAATATTTCTACTACTATTACCGAATTCACCAAACTCAATAATCTTACCCTTGAAGTCAATATACCTGTATCCATCACCAATTCTACGAGCAATAAAGTTCGAAGAATCCGGGTCAAGATTCAAATTGTTGTATTGTTCAAGAATTACAGGACGTTTATCCGTATCGCTGTATTTACGGAGTGTGAGGGTAAATGTACCCCAATCACTACCTGCGACGTGTCCTGCCAATTTTACGTTTTCAATCTGGGCCTTAAACAATTTGTTTGTGTAAGTTCCATCAGCTAACGTGAGGATTCTGAACAGTGGGAATCTATGTGCATCCACCGAACCACTCTCCCAAGGAGCAATCTTCTGTGATACAACCCAAGGAGTAGCTGCATTCGTAATTGAGAATGCGCTATCACCATTGGCCAAATCACGGGAATATACGTCTGTGAAGTTCATTGGTTCACCGGCGAACGAAGCAGATGGAAGCGCGGAACCATAAATGTACCAGGCATCTTTGTCAGACACTACTTCTGCAATAGCGTTTTCGTAAATTTTATACAAATAAGCTGCTTCAATCTTCTGACCTGACACTTGTTTGGATGGGTCGCCTGCTCTTGGGTCGGAACCAAACACATTAGTAATATATTTGGGGTCGCCACTATCCAATGAGAAGTTATAATATCCATAAGGCGTAGTGCTATTGCTGTTCTTCAAAATCAAAGTGAAGTCCAGAGGAATGTCAGTTACACCTGTGACTGGATTAATTGGGTCAGTGAGGTCCAAACTTGAACCATAGAATCCCGGAGCAACAAGGTCTTGAATACCACCATATTGTGTATCACCCAACACAGCCAAGAGTCTTATATCTTGTGCCGCTGATTGTGACCACTCACCTGTAGGTAGAACACATGGGTCGAATGTTGGTTCACCGAAGGAATTAAATCCGATGAATGGACCAAAAGCACCTGTTACAACACCAGTAATATTAATTATCGGGAATCCACAAGACCCCGTATTAACAAACATTGCACCACTTACCATCGTTATTGATTTGAATGGAGCCGCTCCATCTGGGAACACGATAGGTGTTGGGCCTTGGATTGACGCTGAGAACGTTGCATTAGCAATTGACGCTGAGAACTGAGATTGTGAAACGTTTGCTAGAGCGTTAACTAAAGTAGCAAAACCAAAAGTAATCGTCTGTCCGGAGTATAGAAGAGAACCGCTGCTCGAATTCAGAACAGGAGGATAATCGTCTGCTGGGTCTTCACGGAATGTAATAGTAATAGACGCATTACTAATTGCCATTAATGAGCCTGTAGCATTGTTCCAAGTGACACTTTCACTGTATTGGTTCGTAGAACTACCAGAGAAATACAAATACGAACTTCCACTATTTAAAGCGCCATACGAAGAACTTCTGATATATTCACCCTTTGTTGCCCAAATAGCGAAAGGATATTTTTGTTCATATCCAGTTAAACCACCAACACGGACAACAGTCACCAACCCCTTTTCTGTTAGGTATTCAGCGGCTGTGTAGGGGCCGTAGTAAATACCATCTGGTAGGCCGAATTGGTTTTGCAGAACGTTTACGTCTGTAAACAATGTCGGTGAAAAGGCTGGACCTTTTGCGAATGGGGCTATTACGACACCGCCGATATCAGCAACACCTGCTGCTACACCGGACAGGTCAAATTCTCGGGTGAATACACCCGGGCTTACGATACGTCTATCTGGACTAAATTGACCGCCTTCTTGAATTGGCATAATTATGTTCCTTACTCTGGTTCATTGAATGACTTAACTATAAATATCGCCAGATTTTTCAAGCATATAAAAAAGTTATTTGAATGATTCTAAATACTCAACCGCTTTTTTTAATAAAGTTGGATTGTCATTGAAACTACCTATTCCACAGTTACATTTCATACACAAAAACTGTCTAAGTTTGCCTGTAGAATGATTGTGGTCAACGTGTGGGGATGATTTTTTATCAGCTAAATTAAATGTGATTCCACATATTCCACATCTATTATTTTGATATTTCAGCATTCTATCAAATGTATTTTTGTCTATTCCATAACATCTGACCCTGTAATAAACACGTTGATATGCCCTCACTTTTTCTTTATTAAGTTTTTGATATTCCTTAGTTGTAGCAATACACCGTTCCCTATTTTTCTGATAAAATCTTTTATTGTAGATGGATTTTTGTTCTTTTGTCATACTAATAACTATATTACTGAAATTAAAAACGATTCTAATTAAGTCAGAAAAAGATGTGCGTCTTTCATGGACAAAACAATATTTATATTTGGTTGGGAAACCAACTGAATTGGTTATATGGCGCATGGAGATGCGTGGTCGGAATATGACAATGTTCATTGTTTTTGACTACCACCACCGTCTCTTAAAGAGAAACGCCTTTGCAGACCGGTTCTGTGAGGGCGTTTCTCATGTACACCTATGAATTTTCCATCCTTCGTATAGATTTCTGTCTATGATGACCTTTTTATCGTGTTCCAATTCTTCAAGTAATTTTCTAGTTAAAGTGGAAGAGGAACCACTAATATTCATTTCATCAATATTTTTGGGATAAAATGGAAGTTGAACAAGTATCTGTTCTTTTCTATTATTACGCTGACGTTTCTTCTCAGCAACCTTTACTGTTTTTTCGTGTAAAGAATCGTGACATTTTCCACACAAGCATTCCAACTTTTCAAGAATCAAATGTTCTTCACCATGACGTTTGTTACCTTCTTCTGTGTGGTGGACTTGAAGACTCTCCCGGCGCCCGCACGAACATCGCCAATTTGCACGACGTTTTACTTCGGCAGAGATTATCTGCCAATATGAAGTTTTAAGAAAATAGAAGTATCGCAGTTTGAGAATGTGAGATTTAACTTTTTCCCATTCCGTGCCTGTGATAAAAGAAACCATCTTCTCATACGACCCAGATCCGGTGTCTTGGTCTGCTTTGAGATACTCAAAAATGAATTCATCTGGGGTCATAATACCCCCATCCTATATTATGGGGTGGGTTTTTTCTCTGGTATAAATGTGCCTGCGCCCACGTCAAGGGAACCTTCTCCATACTTCTTCAAAAGCTTATCCATTAGTTCATTTTCCATCTTTTGAAGACCAGTCCATTCATCCCACGTTTTAGTTTCCTGTTCAGCAAGATTTTTAACCGCCACATCCATTTGTTTCTTTTGTAGGAGCAACCGCCCCAACTCAAAAATCTTTTGTTGGAATTTTTCTTGTAACATTCGAACTTCTGCGAGTTCGCCTTCTGTCATTTTGATTGAGTCTGCCATAACTTTATCCTTTTCTTTAAATACGAATTTGGTTTGTGTTAAAGTTTTTTTATAATCCAAATCGGTTCTTTTGTGATTGATACACTTGAATTATCTCTGCATTAGATAAATACTTGTCATACATCATTACAGAACTTATATCTCCCCAGTACTGGGATGCTGTACCACAACTATTTTGGTTGGCGTCATTATACGCACCGATGGAACAAATACCACTACTAAATGTTGCATTACTATCAACGGAGGATGCTAAACTGGGCGTATCATTGTATCCAAACTGATAATATGGAGAGGCTGCTGGCCATCGCCAAACAAGCATATTCCATTTACCTGTATTCCATCCGGGGATACTTGTTTGTTGATAGCCAGTATTTCTAAAAGCACCAGAATACATCCCAATACCATACCCACCAGCTTCAACAATTACTTGATGGGGACTACCAGTGCTTAGTGCTCGAAACAGAGTTCTCCAATTACCAACACTAGTTAGTATTCTAGTCCAAACCAAAGCAGTAACAATTCCGGCAGCATTTGGTACAAAATCCGAATTTTGAAACTTTGCACAACCATAACTTCCATTAAAATCCATATATTTAATTCTACCTGCATTATTGAATGCTGTAGCTAATATTTCAATGTTCCTGCCCCTTCCACTTAAATCCTTCCAAGTAGTTCCTGTTCCTGGATAAGAACGCCAATCAGCAGCGTCTAAATGTAAGACTAATTTTTCTCTTACAATACAACTGTCATCCACAGGCTTCCAAAATCCTGGATTGCCTAAATTAAAGTTAGTGCCCATATTTAGTATTGAACAGCAAATGCTGCTACAATCGGATTACCACCATAATTTCTTAAACTTAATATACCAGACCTACTAGCTGATATTGATGTTGGTTGATATCCCATAAATACCCAGTTTGAAGGAAACGCTAAAGAACATGTAGCAGTAGCCGTATTATTTATATACAGTGTTGTATAAGACATTGTACCAGCAACAGCAACATTACTACAAGTAAAATTGTATAACGCACTACTAACTACGGAAACGTATTGTTCTACATTACCAAAACTAGCCGTAATCCAGTTTGTTGAACTTGTAACTGTTGTTGTGTAGGATGAAGAATTAGTTGTGGGCCCGCCACTTCCACCAGCAGCAGCAGCATTTAATGCAAACGAAGACGTGCCCGCGTAACTAGCAGATAAACTATTTGATGCGTATAATATAGTGATCGAAGAAGTTAATGCCCAACTAGATGTAATATATAACATTGATGATGAAGCGGCATTAATAGCAGAACCAGTATCAAAATAGAGAACCATATTTGGATTACAAGAAATAATAAGCTCTTGGTATGATGGGTCCCAAGCGTTTCTTAATCCTAAATTAGAATCTTTTGGAAAATATAGTAATGCCATAATAATAAGTAGTTAAATTGATAAATAAGTTTTGATAGCATCTTCTGTAGCCGACATTTCTCCTGCTGAGTGTAAAGTGCTGTAAATCAATAATAATGCTAAATCTCCCTCCCAAGACCTTTGATAACTTCTATCGTAAGAAAATCTGTTTGCGGATGTATTACCACTTGTTTGAGCTGTGACCACTTTAAGAGTTAATGGTCTGGCTGTGTAGATTGCAACATTAGTCTTGTCAATATGAAGAACATTAACATTTGAATATGAAGGAGTAAAACATCCCTGACCAGTATCATTTGCATGAAAATTATAAGCACTACTGTCTCCTAACATAAAACAATTCCACGAAGCCTTGTTCCCTGCACTTTGGTTAATTGCCCAATATATTGTTCTTATAGTACTCAATCCACTAGTAAAATTCATAGTTACAGTACCACCATCAGCAAATCTTAAAACGTTTTTACTGTTCGTAGGCGATACTTGTAAAGTGGGGGCACTTGGTGCGGAGGCTTGCGACCAGTGGTTATTATTACCACTAAAATCGGAGACACCCTTTACAGTATCGGTGAGTGATGCGGCGGCGGTTCTTGCGGTATCCGTCCAAACACTTGAAGCCCTACCAACATCAATTTGCATTAACAATCCAGTTAAATAAGGTGGAGTAAAAATAGTTACTGCTCCACTGGATTTTTTCTTTAAAAAAGCATGAGATG